ATGGCTCGATTAAAAGAATTATTAAACAATCTCAAAGGCAAAGTAGAAAGCGTTGGTGATGTTGGTGGACATCCTGGTAAAAATATCATGCCAGCGGAAGAAGATGCTCCGGCTAAAAACACTGATGTATCCGATAAATCATGGTTAAAGAAAGCCGGGGAAAAACCAAATGTAGCAAGTAAGGTAAAAGACACTGCTAAAGGAATTGGACAATTTTTCCGTGGTGAAAAAGAAACAGGCGATACCTACGAGTCAGTAATGGCAGAAATGCGTAGATTATCAGGTTTGGCAAAATAAATCATAATATAGCAGGTTAACGCTTGCGAAGATAAATAAAACTGTGTATACTTAATAGTATGCACAGTTTTTCTTTTAGTCAGTTGGCTTTAAGAAATAGGCAAAATAGGCATAAGATAGGCACATGACAATACCGTACACATACCTAATAGGGTGGCCAGAACATAATATCTGGTACTATGGCGTAAGATACGCTACAGGATGTCATCCTTCCGATCTCTGGAACCCTTATACCACTTCAAGCAAACACGTAAACAACGCAGTAACGTTATACGGCGTCCCTCCTGTACGACAAATTCGAAAAATATTTAATGATGGTCAAGCTGCTCGCCTTTGGGAAAGCAATGTATTAAAGAAAATGAATGTGGTGCACAACGCAAAATGGTTAAACAAAACCGATACACAAGTATTTGAACCGATGTTTGGAGATGCTAACCCTATGCGCCGTGATGAAGTTGTTGCTATGTTTAAAGGTAATAATCACCCTAATAAAAAATTAGAAAATAGAACAAAAATATCAATCAGTCATAAAGCCAAGGGAGATTCTCATCATACTAAGAATCCAGAATTTAGGAATAAAATGAAAGAAATTATTTTAGCCTTAGGCAATGATCATCCAATGAAGCGGCCAGAAAATTCTGGAGAGAATCATCCAATGAAACTTTCTAAAAATAGAAATAAGGCCAAAGAGAATAATACAGGAAAAAATAATCCAATGTTCGGTAAAACGCAAAAAAAGAAGCATTGTGATTATTGTAATCAAGATATAAGCATCAACACCTACCCTCGATGGCACGGTGAAAGATGTAAAAAGAATTCTGCCAAACAGGTAGAACACACAGACGACTCAGTGTATAATAAGTCGTAGGCAACAAATTAAGGCATATATTAAAACTAAAGGAGAAAATTATGGCCACATTATCAGAAATTCGGGCGAAGCTTCAAGCAAGCTCACAAAACAACAACGGTTCCTCGGGCGGTGACAATCAGATTTACCCCCATTGGAATATGCCAGAAGGCTCGACTACAACAGTCCGCTTCCTTCCAGACGGCAATCCTAATAACACTTTTTTCTGGATCGAACGTGCAATGATCAAATTGCCATTCGCCGGAGTTAAAGGTGAAACAAATTCAAAACCAGTTACTGTACAAGTTCCTTGTATGGAAATGTGGGGTGAAACTTGCCCAATCCTAACAGAAGTACGTCCTTGGTTCAAAGATAAATCTTTGGAAGATATGGGTCGTAAGTATTGGAAGAAGAAGTCTTATTTGTTCCAAGGATTTGTAGGTGAAAGCAAGATGACCGAAGAGGGCAAGATGCCTGAGAATCCAATCCGCCGTTTCATCATTGGTAGCCAGATTTTCAACATCGTTAAAAATGCGTTGATGGATTCAGAAATCGAAGAATTGCCAACAGACTATGTCCGTGGTCTAGACTTCAAGATCGCTAAAACAACTAAAGGTGGTTATGCTGATTATTCAACTTCAACTTGGGCTCGTCGTGAACGTGCTTTGAGTGAAGCAGAAAACGCAGCCATCGCTCAATATGGTTTGTTTAATCTAAACGATTTCCTACCTAAAAAGCCAGGTGAAGTGGAACTCAAAGTCATGAAAGAAATGTTTGAAGCGTCAGTAGACGGTGAAGCATTTGACATGGAACGTTGGGGTCAATATTTCAAACCAGCAGGCATGGGCGGTAGCGGTCAAGCAACAGGGTCTGGTACTACTCAAGCAACTCCAGCGGCTGCTCCAGCAGTAGCCAGTAAACCAGCAGCAGCCATTGAAGTAGATGACGTAGAAGAAACTGCTACAACTTCATCTTCAGATGAAACTACAGCAGGTGGTGATGCCAGCAGCCGTGCTGCCGATATCATCGCAATGATCCGTAAACGTCAAACACAATAAGGAGATAGTATATGACAAAGAGCTTTGACATCTCAAAGTTCCGCAAGTCTATCACTAAATCTATTGATGGCTTAGGAATCGGGTTTAACGACCCAACAGACTGGATTTCAACCGGTAACTACGCACTCAATTATCTTATCTCGGGGGACTTCTTCAAAGGAGTTCCTTTGGGTAAGGTAACAGTGTTTGCTGGCGAATCTGGTGCAGGTAAATCATATATCTGTTCTGGTAATATTATTAAGGCAGCACAAGAGCAAGGCATTTATGTTATCTTGGTTGATAGTGAAAATGCCCTAGACGAGAAATGGTTATTAGACTTAGGTGTTGATACTAGCGATGATAAGTTGTTAAAACTTAACATGGCTATGATCGATGACGTGGCTAAAACTATTTCAGAGTTTATGAAAGAATACAAAGTTATGCCCGAAGAAAATCGTCCTAAGGTATTGTTTGTAATCGATAGTCTCGGTATGTTGTTAACACCGACTGACGTTAATCAGTTCGAAGCAGGCGAAATGAAAGGTGACATGGGCCGTAAGCCCAAAGCACTAACTAGCCTAGTTCGCAACTGCGTAAATATGTTTGGTTCTTGGAATGTAGGTATGGTTTGTACAAATCACACATACGCAAGTCAAGATATGTTTGATCCAGATGACAAGATTAGTGGCGGTCAAGGTTTTATCTACGCTAGCTCTATCGTAGTTGCCATGCGTAAATTAAAACTAAAAACCGATGCTGACGGTAATAAGACTACAACAGTCAACGGTATCCGTTCGGCTTGTAAGATCATGAAAACACGTTATGCAAAGCCATTTGAATCGGTACAAGTTGAAATTCCATATTCAACAGGTATGAGCCCATACAGTGGATTAGTTGATTTATTTGAAGCTAAAGGTATGTTGAAGAAAGAAGGCAACAGTCTTGTTTATACAACAGCCGACGGTGAAGTTATCAAACAATTCCGTAAAGCGTGGGACAAGAATGAAAAGGACGGATTAACAGTTATGATGGCAGAAATTGCCAACCATTCAACTAAAGTTGATCAGGCCGTTGAAGAAGATAATACAGAGGAAGCATAATGGAAGAGAGTTTAATCATGGAAGTCTGGGATACATTTAAAGAATATATCCCTGAAAAAAATAAAGACATGGCAGCAACACACTATGTTGATTACCTATTAGGCAAAGACGTAGAACCTTCTGTATTAGAAGGATTAACAGGTTACGACCCCCATTTAGATCAAGCGATCGAAGCGGTGACCGGTGACGATGAAGATCCAGACACATACGATGAAGATGGCTACGATGAAGACGAGGACTATTGATGTCTTGGTACTCAAAAGTCAGCAAAGACATAACTAACCTTCCTGGTTGTTTAGATCATTTTTATAATGAAATAGATGATGCCAGGAAGGAAGTTAAGGTATTCGGCAATGTGGAAAAGATGTCAGCCGCATTGCCGGGTATTGTCGAACAACGTTTCAACCAGCTTCAAGAAATTGAAGCTGTGTTGGAATATCTCAATATCGAATTGCGTCGTGTTAAAAGTAAAGCATTTAAGAAATATTTAGAAAATTATCAACGTGCTCTAAGCAGTCGAGATTGTGAAAAATATGTCGAAGGTGAAGCAGACGTAGTTGATATGGAGAAAATTATCAACGAATTTGCTATGTTGCGTAATCAATGGTTGGGTATTATTAAAGCATTGGATATCAAACAGTGGCAGTTGAGTAATATCATTAAATTAAGAGCAGCCGGCCTAGAAGATATCAGTTTATAATACCAACATGTACATTGAAGAACTCATCAAGTTTGTTTCTACAACATTTGCCGTCACTATGAGTCCACGTGATACAAGTATGTTAGAAAGTTTCGATATACAAAATCTCCAGGGTGGCGGATTAACAGAAAAACAACGTGCGGCAGCAGTTAGAATACTGCAAAATTATCAGGCGTCTCTTATTCCGGTGTTAGGATCCCAAGTAACCTCAGCACTTGCCAATCCTGTGTTTAAATTACCCTTACGAGTGTTAAAAGTAACAAAAAAAATATCCTTAATCGATCGTGAAAATTATGGTCGGGCAATTAAAGTAGAGTTTCCTTATAATGAAGATAAAGTCAAACTCATTAGAGAAAATAAAGATAGATTAAATCATGCCCAATGGGATCAGGAATTGAAATCCTGGATATTTTCTCTAGATGAAGCTAGTATCGTTTTTTTAGTAGATTTTATCGGTGAAGAGCATTACGAAATCGAAGAAGAATTTTTAGAATATATACAGCAAAGCCAAATTATTATCGATAATATAGAACAGTATGTTCCTATGTTAGTGCTAGAAAATAACTTACTAAAATTGACAAATTTACCAAAAAATTTACCAGAATTGTCAGCCACCGACACACTCGAAGCTGTGTTCGAATCACGTAGATTAGGCATACTAACTTGGTCAGACGAGATTGATCAAAAATTGCAAGACTTGAAATTAGATGAAAATATAAAAACTTTTTTAGGCAACGACTATAACAAAAAAACGCTGATTAACAGTCAAAATACCCCTATTGAGTGCCTAGAACCTATAATAAAATACATGAGCCCTTGCTTGTTTGTTATCCCCGGCGGCAGCGAAGTTGAAAAACTCGTCATGGCGTATTCTTTTTTGAATCGACTGGGCATACCTGATCAGGAAATGTCTGTTATGTTTAGATTGCCGTCGATGGAAGGTGGAGATTTCAATAATTTTGTGAAATATCACAATTTAAACTCTCCTATCACAGATGAAACAAAAATCGTGTTTGTTGGAACCAAGTTGCCCAAGAGCATAATAAAAAGTAAAATAAAATTTAATTCTGTGATTAACCTGGGACAACATTCCGCACATCATACCATACAAGAATTCATGGCAAACCAAGAAAATGTGGTGATTTTTACAGAATTATCAAATACAAGGGAACAGGCTCTGTGGCTACTGCGAGGGTAATAATACGAGACGAAGTCAATGTTAAGATTGAAAATCTCGATCTCGACACACGCAAGG